TCCCCAACCATCAAAACGCCATCTATATCTATGATTATGTGAACTTGTAGCACTTAAAGCTGTTCCGTGTGTTGATGATACAAATTGTACTATAGTTACTTTATCTGTTACTACTCTACCAGCTAATTCAAACCAAAATTTTAAACCTATAAAAGTATTAACATCACTTAATCCTAAATCTACTAAAGATGGATTAACACCATGTGCCGTATTTGTTGTATCATCTCCAGAAGGTTCTGTTCTATAATTAGATTTATTTATAGCATCACTATAACTAAGACTCTCCATACCCGCTGTGTACCCCCTATTAGCTAAAACCATAGCCCAACCACCACCATCATATTCTTGGTCTACATAGACACAAACAGGTCCTTCGCTAGTATAAATGTTATAAAACCCTGATGGTCCTGTTATTTGATCTACGCTTGTATAATGTCCTGAAAATACCCCCATTATATGAAATTATTTTTTAATGCATTAAAGTTTTGGTTTACTTCATCTGATGTTAGTTCTCTATTATACAAAGCATAATAAGGTAATGCACCTTGCATAGCATAATTTCCATTATAGTATGCACCAATACTTATAGGATTACTTGTATTTTGTGATGATACGGTATTAGTTCCTGTTGCTTCTACAACACCATTTCTATAAATTTTTCTACCTGATGCTGTGGAAGTAACACATATATTATGAAAAAGAGACCCAGCAGTATCACCTGTACCTAAATCATTACCTCCAGTTCCTTGAGTTCTAAATACTAACTGTGAACAATAGTAAACTTCCCATGAACCATTCCATTTAGTCATTGCAGTACATCGATATACATCTTGCCTGAACCAGAATGAAATAGACATTCCATTAGTTATTAAACACTCATCTAAAGTAGCACTGTTAGGGACATTTACATAATTATTGGCTGCATTATCTGAGGTTCCAACGTGTCTATCATACATCATCAGACCAGTATTGGTATCAAAACCACTAGTACTTCCTGCTCCGGGTCCGGAAAAATTAACTAAGGTACCATGATTATCATTTCCACTTAAATCATACCAAGTATTTCCTGAACCTGGATAAGATCTTTTAGACCTAGAGTCTAGTAAAAGGGCTAACCCCTCTGTTACAATATGTGGTCCTCTAAAAAATCCCATTTAATATATTTTATTATAAATATTGTAGGAAATTAAATTACGAAAAACAATACGCGCATCCAAAGGGACACGCGTATTTAATATAATTTATTTTAATTTATTCTTAACTTGCTACTGCAGTTTTTGTTGACGTAGAAGTATAAGATAAGTCTAATTGAACTTCTGGGCTATTAGCTGCACTATAAATTTCTCCTCCATTTTCAGCAATCGTAGATCCTACCATTGTTAAAATATCTCCAGTTAAATCTCCTGTTGCAATTGTTACTGTAATAGTACCTGTACCTCCACTTCCTAAAGCAGCGGCACTAATTGTTAATTGATCTCCTGGTTTAAAAGCATAAGCTGCTGATGTTTGTGATACAAATGAAATTTCAGATAATACTCCTCCTCCATCTAAAATACAATTTGCAACTATATCAGAAACACCTGCTACACCTGTAAATGGAACTCCATTATAAGTATTTGCTGCTCCACCTGAAATTGTTCCTGATGCTGAACCTGCTAAATCGGCTCCTACTGCAATTACATGAGCTGCAATTCCTCCATCATTAGTTGCTGTTGCAGGATGGGTATGAGAAAATCTTACTAATTTTGATTGTGATGCATTTGCTACATAAGTATAAACTACTGGTGAAACTGATCCTCCACCTTGTTTCCCATTAGTAACACTAATAGATGGTGTACCACTTGTAGTGTCTACTAATACTGGGTTTTCAAATACAATATCAATAAAAGTAGTATTTGTAGTTATTGATTGTAAAGCGGGAGTTGCATTAAATGCTGCATCTATTACTTTATTTTTTTTATCACCTGCTACTCTATTTTGATTTGACAGGGAATTAAAAGCTAATTGTTGTGAAATAGCTTGTTGTGATTGAAAATCCTCAAATTGAAGTTGTTCAATTAAATATTTCTTCTTTTGTTCTTGAAGAGATAAATTTCTAATATCATTCCTTTTTAAGAATGTTTTCCAGTTTCCTGGGCTATTTGGGGAGGGGTAAAAGGCCATATTGTTATTTTTAAAATTGGTTGTTTTGTTATAAATATATAAATAATTGTTATTACTGCATTTTATTAAACATATTAGACTTTCCTCTTTGAAGACGTTTGGAATGTAGAAGTATATGGAGTTAATTTTGGGTTTTCAATATTAAATAGGGCTCTTACATGGCTAAAGATTTCTAGGTTTTGTTCTTGTGTACGAGGCGACTCGTATACTTCCCAATTTTTACCCTTTAAGCGTTTTCCATTTTTATCTTCACCTCTCGATTTAGATTTTAACCATAAAACTCCTACTCTATCTACTTTTTTACCATAACATTCTTCATAACATTGAGCATATAGTGCTCCTTGTAAATCATATGTTGTCTGTAAGTGGTTAGATGTTTTAAAATCTATAATCCAACGTTCAGTTTTTCCGTTAAATTCCAATTCACATACTAAATCACACGTTCCTGCAACTTGTAGTTCATCTGAAAATAGGTGTACTTCTGCTTCTATTAATACAGGATTGTATGTTTCCCAAAAATCAACGAATCTAAGGAACATTTGCCAAACGTGTGCAGGCATTTTTGGATTACCATCAGGATATAAAAATGTAATTTCTTTCCCATTTAACCAGTCCTCAATCATTTCATGAACTTGTGTTCCTTCTTCTGCTGCTTTCTTAACAATATATTCAGAGGTATGTCCTACTTTTTTAAGCCAATCTTCGAAATACTTACCTTTTGGATAAGTACTTAAAACGTGTGTAATAGAAGGATAATACTTACCATTACGTCTGTAATACCTAGAATCCGGCATTGTGACTTGTTGATAATCATCTGAAATTTCTAATAGTCTTTTGTATGATTTTTTGATCATATAGCTAATTTTTGTTCCATTAAATCGTAGTAGGTTAATGGTAACGTTGTTTGTATAAGTTTAGTGAAATTTTCGAAACCCATTTCACTCGGATCCTTATCTTGTAAATCTACAAGATAGACTTCTTTACCTTCTGCCATTAATCGCTCACAGAATTTTAAAGCTTGTTTAATTGCATCCCTATCTAATGCAATATAAATTTTATCTACTACAGAAGTAACTATTTTTTTCATTAAGCTACTTTGTATGTTTTTCCCTAATAAAGGGATTGCGTTTCTTTTTATAGCAATGGCATCAAACAACCCTTCACATAAAATTACTGGTACATTCCAATTAATTAAATGTTCATTAGGTATTACGTCTCTACTTGCTGATGGGTTTCTGTATTTAACATATGGTTCTTTTTCAAATGAACGAGCAGTAAAATAATTTAATCTACCGTCTGCATCATATGTAGGGATTATAATCATATTTTTGTATAAACCTGTTTTACAATAACCTATATTATATTTGAGAATATCGTATTTACTCACGTGCCTATTATTTAGGTACGCAGTAGCGTGTCTAGCCATTATATCGCTGTTATCAACGTTATTTAGGCTAATATATTCATCTGGTAGTGCAACAGTGGATACAACTTGTGTTTCCTTAATTGATTTAGAAGACTTAACTAGACTACCTAGTTCTACAAATTTATCTGATGCTGCTTTTACTTGTCTAAATAAGTTATATACAGTAGTTCCTCTAGCATCACAAGCCCAACAATGCCAAGGATTTTTACCTTCGCGATTTTCAGTTAAGTTAACCTCTAATTTGGGTTTATGGTGGTTACATAAAGGACAGTGGTAAGCATAATTGTTTCGAGCAGTAGCTTTGCCCGAACCCAATACTGAATTTACTAATGTAACTAATAACTGGTTTACCATATGTGGTAATATACGAAACTATATTTTATCAACCACGAAATCTTCAAATTCAATATTAGCTAAATCTTTTGTAAAAAATTTACCTAAAATATTATCATTAAAGAATTCGTCTGGTTTTTCTAATACTTGATATATCATCTGATATTTTATTTCAAAATATGTCATTGATTTTTTATCAGGACACATTTTTAATATAACTCGATCAAATTCATCTTTTTTACCTTCTAATAATAGTTGTTTAATGTCAGTTTGGGAGCCATAATATTTAAGCCAATCTGATTCTTTAACTATTAATTTATATGAAGGTCGTCTACCAACTACCCCAGTTAGGGCTGCTAGTTCCTTTTTGCCTAGTTTTTTCTTTTGATTATGAAATAATACTTTCTTCCCAATATATGACTTACCCGAAGGTTTATGTGTTGTTATATAAACGAAACCAAATGTGTTTGCTGGGAATTGAGTGATATCTCCTATTTCATGTTGTCTATAGGTCCAACTC